AAGGTATTAAACAAGCTGGATTTCAATTAATAGATATTGTTAGAACTAAAACTAAAAAAGGTATTAATTTTAAAGATGGTGCATTTGCACCTTATTCACAAGGATATATAAATAAATTAAACAGAGAGGGTAAATCAACAAATGTAGATTTATTTTATTCTGGTAGAATGTTAGGTAGTTTAACAAGTAAAAAAACAGGAAAACACAAAGTATCATTAGGTTTTAATAATGCACAAATGCTTAAAAGAGCATTATTTAATCAAGTTATGATGGGAGAAAAAAATAGAGAATTTTTTGGCTTTAACAATAGAACAGAAAAGATTATAAGTAAGCAGTTCAACAGATTTGTAGAAAAAGAATTAAGAAAGTTTAGAATATGATTATTGGTTTATTAATAGGATTTGTAATTATTGCAATTTTATCTTATTTAGGAATGAAAGGTACAGGGGCATTATGAGTGTAAGAGAAAATATAGCGGCTAATTTATTATCAGTAATATCTAATATATCTAGCCCAGACATAAAAAAAGCAACTAGACAACCATTTCAATTAGATGAATTATCAGAGCAACAATATCCAGCAGTAATAGTACAAACATCAGAAGAAAATAGAGATGATTCGGAATTAGGAACTGGTGCTAGAACAAGACATGGTACGATTGATTTTGTAGTATTAGGTTTTGTAAAAGGTGCTGAATCTAATATAGATACTGCAAGAAACGCATTAATTACAGCTATTGAAACTGCATTAGAATCTGATATTACAAGAAGTAGTAATGCACTTGACACAGAAGTTATACAAGTAGAAACTGATGAGGGTAGCTTATTTCCTGTTGGTGGAATAAGAATGACTATTAGATGTATGTACGAGTATCAAGCTGGAACACCATAGGAGATAATATGACAACTAAAATTATAAATAAAATAGAAAAAAAAATAGACCAAATAGAAAAAATGCACGATAAAGAGTCTATGTTATGTGAAGAAGTTAAAGATTTATTATCTGAACTAAAAGAGAACCAAGAAGAAGATAATCAAGAGTGGGAAGAAGATTTAGATGATGATAATTTTGAAGAAGATGAAGAAGATATTGACGAACAAGAAGAAAACTAATAAAAGGACTTATGGCTAAAGATATTAAATTATATAAAGATGGGAATGAAGTTGTTATTAACGAAACTCAACTTGATAATTTTTTAGATTTAGGCTGGAAGAAAGAACAAAATAATATATCAACAAGCAAAAAGGAAAATAAAAAATGGCAACACACTTTGGAAAAGAAGGAGTCGTAACTGCTGGTGGAACTGGTATAGGCGAACTTACTGGTTACACACTTGAAACTACTGCTGATGTTGTTGAAGATACTCAATTATCAGATGCAACAAAGTCATTCGTAAGTGGCAGAACATCATTTTCAGGAACTTTAGAAATGAGTTATGATGAAACTGATACTCCACAACAAACATTAACTGCTGGAACTACAATAGCTTTTATTTTAGCACCAGAGGGTAATTCTTCAGGAGATGAAACTTTTACTGGTTCAGGAATTGTTACAGGAATGAGTGTCAATGTTTCATTAGATGGAATAACTACTAGATCAGTTACATTTCAAGGAACAGGCGGATTGACAAGAGGAACTGTATAATCCTAATTTATGTCAGTTATTGATAGAGTAAAGACTCATTTTGAAACTCTTAAAACTATTACTATTGAAGTAGAACAGTGGAAAGATGAGCATGGTAATCCGAGTATATTTTATTCTGAACCACTTACCCTTGAAGAAAAAAACATAATCTTTAAAAAGTCTAGTAACTTTCAAGATTTAACTATTCTTGTTGATTTGCTTGTTATGAAACTTCAAGTCAAAAACGACAAGGGAGAAATGATCAAAGCATTTGAACCATTTGATAAACTTGCTTTGAAAAAAAAAGCAGACTCTAATGTTATCTCAACTATTGCCAATCAAATACTTGCAGATACTAATTATGAGGAAGCCGAAAAAAAGTAGATAGCGACCCTGACATCAGGTCGCTTTTAGTAATAGCAGATAGATTACACCTCACAATACAACAAGTTCTTGATATGCCAGTTAGCCATTATAATTTATGGTTAGCTTACTTGAAAAAAGAGCAAGATAAGTATAAAAGTCAAGAACGAATAGCAAAACACAGATAATAAATTATGGCACAAAAACTTAACATAGACATAGTAGCACGAGATAAATCTAAACAAGCATTAAACAATGTAAGAGGTGCTTTATCTAAAGTTAAAGGTGCAGTATTTAATTTGCAAAATGCTTTTATAGGTTTAGGTGCTGGTCTAGTAATTAGAAATTTAGTTAATACTGGAAAACAATTAGAAAATTTACAAGTTAGATTAAAGTTCTTATTAAAAAATACAAATGAGGGTGCAAAAGCATTTGAAAATATGACTAAATTTGCATCACAAGTTCCATTCTCTTTGGAAGAAATACAATCAGGTGCTGGTATTCTTGCAACAGTAACTGATAATGCTAAAGACTTAAATAAAATGTTAGAAATAACTGGTAATGTTGCGGCAGTTACAGGATTAGATTTTAGAACAACAGCAGAGCAAATACAAAGATCATTTAGTGCTGGTATAGGTGCGGCAGATTTATTTAGAGAAAAAGGTGTTAGAAATATGCTTGGTTTTCAAGCTGGTGCAACAGTATCTATTGAAGCAACAGTAAAAGCATTTGAAAATGTATTTGGTAAAGGTGGAAGATTTGGAAAAGCAACAGATGAATTAGCAAACACATTTGCTGGTACAATGTCAATGATTGGAGATAAAATATTTAGTTTTAAAAAGAACTTATTAGATGCTGGTTTCTTTGCAGAATTAAAAAAACAATTTAAAGAATTAGATAAATCTTTAGCAAGTAATTCAGAACAATTAGAAAGATTAGCAGTTGGTTTTGGTACAGTTATGGCAAAAGCTGTAAAAGGACTTGCAGATTTATTTATATTATTAGCAAAAAATATAGATGGTGTAATTACTGCATTTAAAATTTTAGTAGCATTTAAAATAGTAACATTTTTTATTTCATTAGGAAAAGCCATAGTTCCTGTACTTGCTGGATTAAGGGGTATAGCGGCATTATCAGGTGTTGGTTTAGCTTTGGTTGCGGCATCAGTTGCGGCAACAACAGCAACTTTTTTTGCATTAAATAAACAAATAGATAAAACTGTTGCTGGATTAACAAAAGCAGTAAATAAAAATCTTGCTATGAGAACAACTGCTAGAGAACTTGCTATAATGAATAGAACTTATAAAAAAGAAACAGAAGAAATAGATACATTTTTAAGGTCTTATGAAAATGAATTAGGAATTGCTATTCCAACTGCTACTGAAAAAGCTATTGCTAAATTTAAAGAACTTAACAATGGTGTACTAGAAGATATTAAAAAGAAAAAAGAAAATATCAGAATGATAATTGCAGAGGGTATTAATAGTGGAATTACTAAAATGTCAGAAGCATTATCAAGATCATTAGTATTTGGAGAAAAATTATCTGACACATTAAGAAATATGGCATTAAATGTTTTAGGTAAAATTATAGCGGCTTTAATAGAACAGATAGCAAGACAAGCAATTCAAATTGCTATGGAAAATACTCAAATAGCACAGTTAATGACAAAATTAGGAATTGAAAAAATGATTACAGCAGAAAAACACGCACAAAAAGCGGCTAGTTCTGGTGGTAGTGATAATATGGGAAGTTCATTAATTAATATGGCAAGTTCTTTTTTAGGTTTTGCAAAAGGTGGTGCTGTATCAAAAGGACAACCAGTTGTAGTTGGAGAAAGAGGTGCAGAATTATTTATACCAAATAGCACAGGACAAATAACACAAAATGCTAGAGGTGGTAATGCTGGTGGAAGTACAACAGTTAATTTTAATATTAATACAGTAGATGCAAGAGGATTTGATGAACTATTAACTCAAAGCAGAGGAACTATAACTCAATTAATTAATCAAGCTGTAAATGAGAGAGGTGCGAAAAGTATTATATAATGTCAGGTGCTTTCCCTATATCAACTGCT